CATGAACAACCCATAAAACACCGAGATATTGCTCGGCAGATCGGTATGCGTGAGCATGAAGAAGACGTAATGACTGTCCTCAATGAGTTCTTTATTTCAACAGAAGATGGCTTTGTTTCTCCTCGTGCAGACAAGGAAATCAAGCAATACAAAGAGTTTGCTGAAGCAGGTAAACGTGGGGCGGCTAAGAGGTGGTCAAAGCCCCCCTATGAGGAGGCTATTAGCCCCCCTAATGCTACCCCAATAGCAACCATAAACCATAAACCAATAACCACTAACCATAAAGAGAGAGCAACTAGCGTTGCCTGTCCACCAGATGTTTTACAACAAGTTTGGGATGATTGGGTAACTTTGCGTAAGACCAAGAAAGCCCCGATTACCAAAACTGTTCTTGATGGGGCAATAGTTGAAGCCAAAAAACTAGGTTGGACACTTGAGCAATTTTTGATTGAATGGTGCAACAGAGGAAGTCAAGGCTTGAAAGCAGAATGGATTGTTAAACCAAATCCCTATGACGTTGGTAGGCTCACAGTTCCAAGCAGTAATGAGCCTAACCTTGCATTGTTGAAAATAGAAGAAGATGCGAAAAAGGCCGTACCTATCCCGCTAGAGGTCTTGGCAAAGATGGCAGAGTTGAGGAGAAAAGCATGATCCACTATCACGGCTTACCAATAACTCCTGCCACAGTAGCAGTCAAAGCAATAGAAGGTGGTCATGCGTTTGTTTCGTTTGCTCATTCTGACCAACTTGCATCAGCTATTGAGGTCTGTCAGTCTTTCGCCATAGACAATGGAGCATTCTCTGCTTGGAGACAGGGTAAACCAATTACTGATTGGCAACCTTTCTACGATTGGTCGCTAGACCTGAAAAAAGTCCCTTCTTGCGACTTTGCCGTTATTCCCGATGTGATTGATGGAAACGAGGCAGACAATGATGCCCTGCTGAAAGACTGCCCATTGCCTAAGTGGTTTGGCGCACCAGTTTGGCATATGCATGAATCCCTTGAGAGACTAGAGCAACTGGCAAACACCTATGTTCGGGTCTGTATTGGCAGTTCTGGAGAGTTTTCTACAGTAGGAACATCTCTTTGGTGGGTCAAGATGAGCCAGGCAATGCGAGTTATTTGTGATGACATGGGAAGACCTGCTTGCAAACTGCATGGTTTAAGGATGCTAGACCCTGCAATCTTTACCAAACTCCCATTTTCATCAGCCGATAGCACCAATATTGGCAGGAATGTGGGCATTGATGTGCATTGGAAACATGGCAATTATCTGCCGCCAACCAAGGAAGCAAGAGCGCAAATCATGCGTTCTAGGATCGAGGCATTTAATGCCCCTTCGCAATGGAATTTTTATCAACCAATGGAGCAAGAAACACTTTTATGAACAAATACACAACTAAGTTTATTGCGTTATGCCCAATAAACAACAAACAAATAGTTTATCAATTGGAAATCAAACATTCTGAACAAATAATGGTTGAGAAAATCATAGAGGAAGTAGGCAAATACACATCAGCATTCCATGAGCGAATAGCAGATGAATTATTTGTATTGTTTGGTGGTGAGCAGACTTTGACTGCCAATCATCATGGCGTTGTTATTCAAACAGAAAGAAAATTATGATTATTGCGCTAGTTATTTATGCTTCTTCAATGATTTTGGCAAACTTGTTGGTTTCTACTTTCGGGCCATCAATCACGCCAATAAATGCTTTTCTACTAATTGGGCTTGATCTGACTTTAAGGGATTGGCTTCACTTCCGCTTGAAAACTTGGCAAATGGGATGCTTGATTGTCGGCACAGGTGGTTTAACTTATCTGCTAAACCCTGCCGCAGGAATGATTGCAGTAGCTTCTGCCGTTGCGTTCTTGGTTGCCGCTTTGGTTGATTGGGCGGTCTTTATGAAAACGACAGGCTCATGGATTAAACGAGCAAATGTTTCAAATACTGCTGGCGCTGCCGTAGATTCGTTATTGTTCCCAACCATTGCATTTGGCGCTTTGATGCCTGAAATTGTGGCACTTCAGTTCATTGCCAAGGTTGCTGGTGGTGCAGTTTGGTCTTATGTCTTAGAAAAGAAACTAAAGAATGAACTACTTTGAAGCTATGAGACTGCTAGACAGAGTAAAAGAGGGTGTTCCGATTCCTTTGCGCCTCATTACTGAAGCGTTAATCCTAACTGGCGACTTAGATGAGTAGGGTATACACCTATGGTATACAGCAGAAAAAACATCTCTAATGAGTCTGACAGGGTGATCCTAGAACAAGCAGAAGCTAGGGAACTCTATCGAAATTGGGAGTGGACTAAGAATCGTGACCTTATTAGGGCGAGACTAGAGAGAGCAGAACGAATTTATGGAACTGGTGCAAGAGATCGCATTCGTTTTTATATGCAACAAATCAAAGACGGGACATTGATATGAGTTTTATGGTGATGTACACAGTTTATGGTGAACCAGTAGGAAAAGGTCGCCCAAGATTCGCCCGTAGAGGGAATTTTGTTTCTACTTACAGTCCACAAAAGACTAAATCCTACGAAGATGAAATCAGGATGATGGCAAAGGCTGCAATGGGTAGCTCAGAAGCGCTAGACACCCCTGTAACAGTTGCAATTTATATCAGAGTTGGAATACCCGCATCATTCTCAAAACAGAAGCGAAAAGATGCCTCAGAAGGAATACTTAAGCCAACAAAGAAGCCTGACATTGACAACATAGCCAAGTGCTTCCTCGATGGGATGAACGACATTGTTTACTTGGATGACAAACAAGTGGTAAACCTACACGTTACGAAGGTTTACGCAGAAACCCCAGCAGTAGAAGTAATGGTTAAGGAAGACTTAGGGTAAGTCCCTATGGTATTACGCAAACAAGTAGGTAAGATTTAATTTTTAACAGGAGTGAATTATGGAAAAAACTTGGGAATTTGACACAACAATTGGTCAAGGTAGCGAAGTAGTGACAGTTGTCTACGAATATGAAATAGACGAGGACAAATCCACCTACAACGAGTCTGTCAAGGAAGTCTGGTTCTCTGGGCGTGATATTGTTGGATGTATGTCAGAAGAGGCTTATGCTGAATTGGATATTGAGGCAGCCATGCGGTTTCAGAATCACAAACTGAACTACAAGCTGGAGGATGTATGACTAGAGAAGATGTTATCCGCATAGCCCTAGAAGTTGGCTTCTATGATGGAGAAATTGATAAATGTCAGTTAATGCTTGAACGCTTTGCCTATTTAGTTGCTCAACAAGAACGTGAGGCGTGTGCAAAGGTGTGTGAAACTTTTGACCAACGAGAAGCATTTAATGATGAAGATATGGCCGTTGCTGATGCTTGCGCTACCGCCATCCGAGCAAGGGGACAACCATGACTGATTGGACTAAAGAGGAAGACGAAGCATTTAATTCCGTTGAAAAGCAAAGTAACCTTGGCAAGCAGATTTTGCGAGACTTAGGCCAACCCTATCATTTCGGTGTTTTTGTGTCTCTATCCCAAAGAAACCAAGTTTTAGAGGAAGTGGCAAAGGAATTCGACAAAATGCCATTTGGTGATACGGCTTCAAGTTTTGCTGCTTATGTGCGGAACATGAAGGTTTGCCCACCTTGTCATGGAAACTGTAACCAAGGCCGAACCTGTCCAGCTAGAAAATGAAAAAGCGAACCAAGCGCAAAGTATGGGCATTGATTGACCCGATCACTCATGCGGTAGTTGGTGCTTCAATCACTCAAAGGGATAAATTGGACAAACTCAGAATGATGGAATATTCAGCCCTAGAAGCAATGACCAAGGGACAAGGGACAATCCACGATTGGAGAACCCTTGTTGACGTTCTAAACCTATCCGAAACGATGGCTAGGCACAACATCGGAAAAGATGAGGTCATGCCTGTTTGCCAAAAAGCACAAGATGCATTGCACCAGGCATCCGAACGCTATCAAAACACAAAGAAAATGGGTTTATCGGGTGAGGGAATCCAAGCGGTAAGGGATTTAATCCAATACGCTGATTTGCAACAATCAAGCATTCCAAGGTCAGATTTTGAGAAGTACATCCAAAAAACAAAAGATTACATCAGATCAAACGGCAATCTAGTGGTGGAAATAACATGAACGAACCAACCAAAGCAATCCAGTTTCTAATCGATACCGCACCTTTATATGCCAAGAGTAAAGCAGACCGCATATTCTTGGAGGAGTTTCGCAAATCACGCAAAGCCCAGCTCCAAAGCCAAGCGGGAACTGAGGTTTTAGGCAAACAAGAAACTTATGCCTATGCTCACGCTGATTACATTGAAATACTTGAGGGAATCAAGCAAGCGGTAGAAAAAGAGGAAAAATATCGATGGTTAATGACCGCAGCGCAAGCAAGAATCGAGGTTTGGAGAACTGAACAGTACTCAGCCCGCATGGAAATCAAGGCAACCCAATAATGCAATCAAAAAACAAACCTAAACCTAGCGCAGGGGAAAGGTTGCATATTGCCAAAATCAAACTCATGCCATGCATTATTTGCCAGGCAAGCCCCCCAAGCGAGTGCCATGAGATAAACCAAGGTCAATGGTTCACATCAATGCCACTTTGTGCAGATTGCCACAGAGGATCGGTTAACGGGATTCATGGTCAACGTAGACTATGGAATGTTTACAAAATGGATGAGTTGGCAGCACTAAACGAGACAATCCGTCTATTGATGGACAACAAAATGCCATCTAGAACCGATTTAAACGAGTTCTGAGCGGTTTTTTTCAGTAGGTCAATAGTTGGGTAGCATCAGGCAATAAAAAACCCTCCGAAGAGGGCTTGTGGGTTTAGCGTTTCCCGCTAAGTATTCGCAGAACTAGGGCAATGCAAGCATATATCACACTTCCACCCTAAATTCTGAAAGTGTTAAATTTTTAGCGTAATAGTTATTCCCTGATTTTTTGAAACAAGCATAAATTGGATAACCCTCTGCATTGTCGCTAAGTGGTTCACCTACTAAAAAGCCCCTTGAATTTTGCGCACGTGGCGGTACACTTTCCAGCATATCCCAGTACATTTTTTGAGTGGTTTCAATCCATTCGCTAGGGTTTGCTTCCATTGCATCCCAAAGGTTTTGCCATTCAAGTTTCATGCTGCCACCTCATTTTGTGTTAATTCGTTGATTAATTCGCACAAACCATGCAAGTTATAGACGCACCCAAAAACAATACCGCCCCCATATTGTTTGTTATGGAATTTTTTACCGCCTAGTTTTCTAGATCGTGCAAGTGCAAGATCATATTTTTTTGTAATTTGAACCCAATCATTAGCGTTTAACTCAGATTGAGTATTTAATTTGAAATAATGGCAAACGTAACGAGGGTTTCCATTAACATCATTATTTACCCGTGTGAAATCATCAATAGTTATCATGTTGAACCTTAAAAAATATTGAACCCTAGGGAAACACCTAGGCCAATAACCCCCAATTAGAGGGTTATCAGTCTAAGCATTAGGCGGCTAATCGTCTATCTATTTCAACAATGGCACGATCTAGGCCGTTTTGACCTGAAAACCCGATAACAGCGCAACGTGTGGAGTGGGTAATGCCGTTTTTATAGACTTCAAACCCCTTAGAGCCTAGGTTTAAAACCCAAAATTGGCCTTTTTCGTATGCAATATCTGATTCTTTATACATGGAAAGCCCCTTAACTGTTTTGTAAACCATTAACGACAAAAAACTCAACGTCATAAGCCGAGGGCAAATAACCCGTGATTGGCAAATTGTCAGAGCCGTAAACCATCCAGCCCTTGATTGTATTTTTAAGGGTGAATTGTTGGCCACTTGGTGCAACAATGATGCAGCCATCTGCTACATGGCCTCGCATAGAGTGAAAATTGTTTGATGTTGTTTGCATTTGAACGCCTATCAGTTAAAAATTAGATTCTAGGGGCACAAAACCCCTAGACAATAGGGATAAACCCTAGGTTATCGGTAAAAATATAATTGTGCGTTTTGTTCACAATCCCTAGGCGTTGCCCCCCAGTATTTGCGGCCCGTCACATAACCCGTGACAAACCAAAAACCCGTGATTGTGCATTGTGTAGGTTTCATTTTTAGCCCCTTAAACCTTGTTTGCCCACTGTAAACCCGCTTCTGTAGCATGGTAGGTGCTAGCGTCAACATCATGGGATAAAAAACCATGTCGCACTAGAGTGCTCATAATCTGCTCGAATTGATTGAATGTTGCCCCTTGTCCCATGAGAGCACTATAGATCACGCCCCCTGGTGCACCAGTAGAGCTTAAATTTGCCGATTCAATTATTCCCTTGCCTATTAATTGCAAGGCTAAAATTTGCTGTTTTGTCATTGTGTGAACGCCTATAAAAAGTTGAAAAAACCCCAGTGAGACACTAGGCCATAAACCCCCCATAAAGAGGGTTTACAGTCTAATTACTGGATAGCATCGGTTTGTGAAATGTGGAAAACAGTTGAACGCCTACACAACATAAAGCTGCTTTCACTATCTTTTTGTTTTGCTGGAATCCATGTCACAACTTTAACCCCATGTTCACCCTTTTTTACTTGTCTATTAAGGGCTAGCCAGGCATTGTAGGTGAACACGTTTTCCCTAGGGATAATGTCACTTGCTGCTATTCCCTTATCTGCAAACCCTTGCATAATTGCCTGATAATTTGCGAGTGAATCCCCGTTTTTAGCCCTATTGAGTGATTCTATTGATTGTGTGATCTTATCCATGATTTTGAACGCCTATTAAAAATTGTGAACTATTTTACTAAAATATCAAAATAATCAAGTAAACCTATGCAAAGCATAAGACCAATTACGAGTGCAGCAAGGTAGTCTAAAAAAGTGTTTTTCATTTTTAGCCCCTTATGCAAGGTTATGGATTGACCATAAAGTAACCCAGCAACCCTCAGATATAGAAAACCCTTCTAGTTCTAAATGATCGTAATGGAATAACCTAGAAAACCTAAAAGAGCTGTAATCCTGATGGATTGTAGGAATAGATTGAAGCTGCTCTAGAGCTTGTTTTGCACTTTGTGGATACATGATGTGACGCCTATTAGTTGCACTTTCACATGAAAGTATAGTAATTATCGGATTAAAAAAGAAAAAAACCATAGGTGTTTTCCCTTAGATGATAGAATTATTTAAATTATTTTATGGGTACATCATGGGTAGACCTTCAAGCCCTAATACAAAGTATTTCCAGCGAACGTTATCAAACCAGCAACGCATGATCTTGTTGGCAGCTGGTAAGGGTAATTTATGCCGTGGTTTTGAAAACATATTAGACCTTTACAGTGAAGCGCACAATCAAGGGTTTAGACCTGGTGACGATCTGAGTATTTTAAATATAGGTCGGGAAACAACTGATAGCCCCAATTCAGATCAATCAGTAGATAAGGTAAGAGAGCACATAAGGGAATAAGACAATGCTAAACCTAGAATTCAAGTAACCCAATAAAGTACCCGCCGTCTCTTATGCACAAGTAAACGCAAATAAGAATCATTCGCATTTAGACCTGGTTAAATAAACAGTAGGGAAAACCCTGATCTGTATAGATAAACAGTCCTGGCTGCTTGTACAGTAGTAGAAACCCTGTCAGGGTAAACGAGTAGGTAGAAACCCTATGCTGTATGGAAACACAGGGGGGGAGGGGGTAGGTTGGGTTGGTAGATATTTGTGGTACACCCCATCCTCAGAAAAAGCTAAAATAAAACATCCATTCCAAGGAGGAGAAAATGGAAAAAAGAGGAAGAGGAAGACCCAAGGGGAGTGTCAAGATGACCATACAGAGGTTTGCTGACAACCCACCTGCTATATTGCCTAAGACAGACCACCAGAGGCTCAAGGAGCTAAAGGAGTTGATGATTAGGAGTGGAGGTAAGGATGTGGCTCAGAAGGTGATAGAGATAGCCCTTAATGATGACCATCCCCATCAATTAGTTGCTTTAAAGATGTGTCTTGATAGGACTCTACCTGTTTCTTTGTTTGAAAAGGACAAGAGTCAGAGAAGTGCCGTAACTATCAATATCACGGGGCTAGGACAAGAACCCACAATAATTGATACTGAACAACCCCAAGATGTAGAGGCTAAATATGGCTGATCTCAATTTCTCTCTACTTCCTTGGCAACAAGAGGTATTCCTTAAAGATTGTTTGTGATACAATCAACCATCTTTAAAGGTGGTTACATGGAAACAAAACTTTGCTTCAGTTGTGTTCAATACAAGCCTACTTCATGCTTTCACAAAGCTAAAAAAGAGAAGGATGGGTTTCAGTATCATTGCATTGATTGCAGTAAGAAATACCATGCAAAACGATATGTTGAACAAAAAGACAAACTGAAGGTTCAACTTAAGAAATACAAAGAAGAGAACAAGGAAAAGTTGGAAGTTGCATCTTTGTTGTGGAAAAAGAACAATCCTGATAAGGTTAAGCAGTATCAAAGGACTTCAAACCTTCGTAAAAACTTTGGTCTTTCGATGGATGAGTATGAGCAAATGATTGCGAAGCAGAACAACTTGTGTGCTATTTGTGAAAAGCCTGAAACTTTTATTCATCATCAAACAAAAGAAACTGCTAGATTGGCTGTTGACCATTGCCATAAAACAAATAAAGTCAGGAAGCTACTTTGCAAAAGTTGCAATACAGCACTTGGTTTGTTTAAAGACGATATAGGTGTAATGGAAAATGCTGTTCAATACTTGAAAGACCATAATGGCTGATCTTAATTTTTCCCTTCTGCCGTGGCAACAGCAAGTTTTTGCCGACAAAACAAGGTTTAAGGTTGTGGCTGCTGGTCGTCGGTGCGGTAAGAGTAGGATGGCGGCAGTTACCCTTCTGATTGAAGGACTCAAGTGTCCACAAGGCTCTGCGGTTCTTTACGTTAGTCCCACTATGGGACAATCAAGACAAATTATCTGGGACTTACTGCTAGACCTTGGCAGAGAGGTGATTCAATCATCCCATGTAAATAACCTAGACATTACCCTGATAAACGGGGCTAGGATATACGTTCGTGGTGCGGATAGACCTGATACCCTTCGTGGAGTCTCTCTAACCTATGCCGTACTGGACGAGGTTGCCGACATCAAACCTGAAGCATGGGAACAGGTCATTCGAGCCAGTTTGTCTGATAAACGGGGGAGAGCGCTTTTCATTGGGACGCCAAAAGGACGCAACTGGTTCTACGACACCTTTAAGTTGGGAGAGTCAGAGGATGATCCTGATTGGAAGTCCTGGCACTTTACGACCGCTGATAACCCATTGATTGACGCAAAAGAGATAGAAAGTGCTAAGAAAACCCTGAGTACCTTTGCTTTCAAGCAAGAGTACATGGCTTCGTTTACCAATGCGGGTTCTGACATCTTCAAGGAAGAGTGGATCAAATACGGGGTTAAGCCTGAACATGGAAGCTATTACATCGCTGTTGACTTAGCAGGATTCGAGGAAGTTGCCAAACAAGCCGCCAATGCTAAGAAACGTCTGGACGAGTCCGCTATCTCAATAGTAAAGGTTACAGATGATGGGAAGTGGTTTGTTGAGAAGATTGAACACGGGAGATGGGACATCCGAGAGACCGCCTCCAAGATTCTGATTGCCATTCGGGACTACCGACCCCTTAGTGTAGGGATAGAGAGGGGGGCGTTAAAGAACGCTGTTTTGCCCTATCTAAGCGACCTTATGAGAAAAAACAACACCTATGCCCACATCGTAGATTTGACTCATGGGAATAGAAAAAAAGCGGATCGAATCATCTGGGCTTTACAAGGTAGGTTCGAGCATGGCAGAATTGTGTTAAATTCGGAAGAAGATTGGGATGAGTTCGTAGACCAGTTAATCCTGTTCCCTGCACAAGGGGTTCACGATGACTTGCCTGACTCCCTTAGTTACATTGACCAACT